CGACGAGCTGCTCGGCGCGCTCGAGGAATGGTGCGACGAGTGGCTCCCAACCGGCCATGAGGTCGCGCTGTGAAGCCGCCGTATCCACGTCCGACCCGAACCGACGCCGATGCCCTCGTCTTCTTTGGCGCTGACGGCCGCTGGTACCACTCGGACCTCCTTGAGATCTGTTCCTCAAGCTCGGGTCACGCGGCCCGCAACACGGCCATCACCTGCTGCCACAACAGCCTACAGATCCAGTGGAAGCGCGACAAGGCGCTGGCGGCGGGACCGGCGTGACCGAGCCGACGTTCACCATCTGCACCGTCAGCGGGAAGCGTCGCTACGCCGACGAGCTGGACGCCCGCATCGTCCTGAGCCGGATCTCCTATCGCACGGAGACGAGCAAGGAGCGGCGCCGAGCCCGGAAGCACGAGCGCGAGGTGTATCTGTGCCCGGACTGCGGCGGGTTCCATCTGACCAGCGGGCTGACCCGCGAGATCCGGAAGGTCGCGTCGTGAGCCTGCCTCTCGAGCACGACATCCTCGACGAGGTCGACCGCGAACTCACCCGCGCCCAGGAGGTCTTCCCGGCGATGCGGAGTCCCCACGAGGCCTCCGCGGTCGTCCGCGAGGAGTACGAGGAATTCTGGGATGAGGTCCGGCTGAAGACCGGCACCCGCGCCGGGATGCGCAAGGAGCTCATCCAGCTTGCGGCAATGGCGGTGCGAGCCATCGAGGACCTCGGCCTGTGAGCGACAAGAGCGCGATCGAATGGACCGACTCGACGTGGAATCCGGTGACTGGCTGCGATCGCGTCTCGCCCGGCTGCGCCCACTGCTATGCCCTTGATCTGGCGGCCCGGCTGAAGGCGATGGGCAACCCGCGATACCAGCACGACGGCGCCGCTGACACCAGTGGTCCGGGCTTCGGTGTGACCCTGCATCCCGACAAGCTCATGGAGCCGCGCCGCTGGCGGCAGCCGCGCCGCGTATTCGTGAACTCGATGTCCGACCTGTTCCACGACGAAGTGCCCGACGATTTTATCGCCAAGGTCTTCTGGGTTATGTCTGGCCCATCCGTCCAGAAGCACACGTTCCAGATCTTGACCAAGCGGCCGGACAGGATGCGGCGGCTCCTGGCGGCGTGGGCCGAAGACGCCAGCCCTGTTTGGCGCGCCGGAGTTGGGCCAGGCTGGAAGCCAGCATATCCGCCGTGGGTCTGGCCGTTGCCAAATGTCTGGCTAGGAGTCAGTGTCGAGAATCAGCACTGGGCCGATGAGCGGATCCCGCTGCTCCTGGAGACGCCGGCGGCGGTGCAGTTCCTGAGCTGCGAGCCGCTCCTCGGCCCAGTCGACCTCTCGAGGTGGCTAGGCGTTGAGTGGATGGACGCCCTCGGTGAGCCGCACGAAGAACCGTCGTTCCGGGGTGAGGGCGGGTGGGGCCGCGAGATGTTTGCCGCCCTTCGCGGTGACCGGCCCGGCGTCGCCTGGGTGATTGTTGGCGGAGAGTCCGGGTCGAAGCACCGCTCGATGGATCCCGCCTGGGCGGCCGACCTGCGCGACCAATGCGTGACCGCTGGCGTGCCGTTCTTCTATAAGCAGCTGGGCGGCCGAACCCCCAAGGCCGGGGGCCGCGAGCTGGACGGGCGCACTTGGGATGAGATGCCCACGGTGTCAGCGTGATCCTGCGTTGCTCCCACTGCCACCGCACGATCAGGCGTCTGCAGCGGGCCGTCGAGGTCACCCGGGGGCAGCTGATTGACGCCGAGGTAGACGCGGGCGCGATCGCCGCCCATTTCCGCACCTGGCGCAGCGAGTTCTACCACCCCAAGTGTCCGCTGGTGCCCACCAAGCCCGGGGCGCTCGAGGACTGCTCGTGACCGAGCTGCGCGTCTCTCCCGACCTGGCGCTGCCGCTCGAGGCGGTCACCGAGACGGATTGTATTTGGGCGGCGGGGTTCTTCGAGGGAGAGGGCACGGTCACTATTGCGGTCCGCAACTCGGATGAGACCTACAGGCTGGTGGTCATCATCAGCAACACCGACCGGCCACTCGTCGAATGGTTCCGCGGTCGGTGGGGAGGGTGGCTCCAGCCCGTGTACGGAGAGCGGCCTGGACGAGTTCCCGCTTGGACATGGGCTGTCGCCGGGCCAGGCGCAGAACGCTTCATCAGCGACATCGGCCCCTATGTACGGAGCCAGAAGAAGCTGGCCAAGTTGCGTCTTGCTCTGCGATTCCGCCGTGCTCAGATCCGCCCCGGCCTCATCAAGACGATCGACCGAGTGGCATACAAGGGTCGCCAGCGGTCCCGCTACCGCGAGATGCGGGAACTCAACCATAGGGGCGTCCGGCTATGAGCCGCCCGCTGCCGCCGCGGCACCCCGAGAGCAAGGTGGGCGCTGCGCTGCTGATCGCCGCCGGCCTGATGGCGGTGCCGTTCGCGGTCCTGGACTCGCCCTGGTGGCTGATCCTGGTGATCGCCTCCTGGACGGTCGCCCTGTGGCTTCTCCTGGAGCGCCACGGTGGCTGACTCGTTTGGTGTCATTTGGTGCCGAGTTGGTCATCAAAACGTCACCAAATCTCAGCGAATCTCAACATGAACCGATCATCAGGTATTCGCGGTCAGCGTGACTCTCACCACGCGAATGCAACCCATTCCAATACGAATCACTCACTGAGCCGGTGATGAATGAGCCGTGATCCAGCCGTGAATGAAACGTGAACCTCGGGCGCGCGGGCGCGCGCGTCCGCGGATCGATCTGATCGATCAGTACTACGTACTTCGATACGCGCGCGCTCGGGCCACAGTTGTGCGCACCATCCGACTCGACCTGGCCGAGGAACCTTTCGTGAGCTCTGCAGGAGCAGGGCTTTCGTGACCCGGGCGTAGACAGCAACGCCAGCCTGGCGTATCATCGCAGGCGGGCAGGCTCCCCCGTGTAACATCCGCGATCTGTCGGTAGCGATGCGGCCACAAGGACACTTCCTTCGAGGTCGCCCCGCCTGCACCCAACACTCCGATTCCTGACAAGGCTCGCGGCCAGTGGCTGAGGTCTTGCGGCCATGCCTCGACTGCGGCCAGCCTGCCATCGGCAATCGTTGCGAATTGCACCGGCGCAGCCGGCGCGACGCCGCCAGCCGCCCAACCGCGGCAGCCCGTGGCTACGACTCAGCCTGGCGCCGGGTGAGCCGGACAGCGGTCAGCAACCACGTGCTCATCTATGGCTGGACCTGCCCGGGTTACGGCCGAGCCCCCCACCCGGCGACCGACCTGACCGGCGACCACGTGATCTCACTGGCAGACGGCGGCACCAGCACGGCAGGCAACGTGTGCGTCTTCTGCCGCTCCTGCAACTCGCGCAAGGGAAGACGCTCAGGTACTGGGGGGGGGCGGGTCAGCCACGGCGACTCCACCCAACCCCAGGACCCGCGGTCTTCGCTTCTCGCAAAATCCGCCAATCAAAAACCTCACACCTTCATCGGGGTGGCATGAGTGGGGTTCGGTGCACCGCCTCGGTCTGGCTCGCCGGTCCGGCGTGGGCGGCTCGGGTCGGCCTCAGTCAGGCTGCCCGCCGAAGGGCGCCAGGGTGATCCGCCCAAGTTTCCGCTGCCGCGTCCGAGCAAGCGCGAGATTGAGATCTGGAATAGGGTCTGGAAGCGACCTCAGGCTGTCGCCTGGGACGCGATGGGCTGCGAGGACGTCGTCGCACGCTATGTCAGGGTTCTCACCGCGGCCGAGAGGCGATCGGCCACGGGCACGGTCCTGATGGAGGTGCGGCGCTTCGAGGATGCGCTCGGCCTGTCGCCAGTGGCGATGCTGCGGCTGCGGTGGACGATCGACGACGGCCCTGCCGAGGCGGCCGCTGAAGGCAAATCGGCGGGCGTTCTCGACATCCGCGAGCGCCTGAAGGCCGTGGAGTAGCGGATGGGCTGGCGAGGACCTGAGCAACCGGGCGAATATCCCACTCTCGGCCACCTCGTCGGCGAGTGGATTGAGGCCATGTGCGTCATCCCCGATGGTGAGCATCAGGAGGATCCGTTCCCGTTGACCGATGAGCAGTGGCGATTCCTGCTCAAGTTCTTCCGACTCAAGCCCGACGCCGAGGCGGACCCACTCAGGCCGTCTGCGCCGTTCGGGTACCGCGGTGGCCAGCTGATGCGACCGCAGAAGGCCGGCAAGAGCCCCTTTGCCGCCGCGGTGGCCCTGGCGCACGGGCTTGGGCCGGTGCTTTTCGATGGATGGGACGCTGGCGGCGAGCCGGTGGGCCGGCCACATCCCACGCCCTGGGTGCAGATCGTGGCCACCTCTGAGGAGCAGACCGACAACTGCTGGCTGGCGGCGCAGGAGATGGCCCGCAGGGGGCCGATCGCGGACATGCCGGGCCTGGATCTGGGGCTTATGGACTTCAATCTGCCCGGCGGCGGCAAGATCGAGCCCCGATCGTCGTCCGGGAGGGGCCGGCTCGGAGCTCGCATCACCTTTGCCGTGTTTGACGAGACCCACCTGATGACCGAGTACAACGGCGGGGTCCTGCTGGCGACGACCATGAAGCGCAACCTGGCGGGCATGGGCGGGCGGTGGCTCGAGGTGACCAACGCCTTCGACCCCACCGAGAACTCGGTGGCTCAGCGGACCCAGGAGTCCGATGCCCAGGACGTGCTGATCGACTACCGGCCGCCATCGCGGCGCCCGGACCTCGCCGACGACCAGGATGCGCTCGAGCAGCTCCGCTACGTCTACGGCGACGCCAACTGGGTCGACCTGACGCGGATCCTCGCCGATGCCCGCGACCCCGCCGTGTGCCCGACGGTTGCTGACGCGATGCGTTACTTCTTCAATCTCATTGAGGTTGGGACCTCAGTCGCTGTGGACTCCGCCCGTTGGGACGCCTGCGCCAAGCCCGGGACCGCATTGGAGCCAGGGCAGGCCGTCTGTCTCGGGTTCAACGGCACTCGCGGCCTCACCTGCACCTCGCTGGTGGCCAGCCGCGTCAGCGATGGGCGCTGGTTCCACCTGCGGACCTGGAATCCCGCCGACTACGACGACGGGAAGACTCCGCGGGAAGAGGTTGACCGGGCCATCACCGACGCCTTCGCGGCATATGACGTCCGGTTCTTCTACGGCTCCTCGCACAGCTGGCAGGAATATTTCGACATCTGGTCTGGCCGGTGGCCAAAGCGGGTGGTCGAGTTCCCGATCAACGTTGAGCGCCGCATGGACGGGGCCATCATTCGCTTTCTGACCGCACTTGGCGGGGACTTCACCCACGACGGCGACGCCACGCTGACCGCCCATGCCAAGGCGGCCCGGCTGACCCGCGGCGGCCGCAAGAAGCCGGGCCCGGATGACCAGGAGGGCACGCAGTTCTACCTCCGCGTCGCCCGTGACCGTGACGGCGGGTTCATCGATGCATTCGTCGCCGGCCTGCTGGCCGAAGAGGCGCGCGGCCAGGCGCTCGAGCAGGGGGTCGAGCCTGCGCCCGTGCCGGCCTTGGCTGGGTGGCGCTGATGGCGAGCGTGATGACGGCGCGACGCCGCGGCCAGGACCTGAGCGAAGGCCTGATGACCGAGGGGGGCCAGGAGGTTACTCGCGTCGACCGTATCGGCAGCCAGGTCTCCTCGCTGCACCCGGGCCGGGCCCTGCTGTCTGGCGTCGCCGGGGCTCTGTGGCTGATCGGCTTCGTCGTGGGGCTGGTCCTGCTGGTTTTCCGGACGGTGCTCTGGACGATCCCCGCATGGTGCTTCATAGCGGTGCGCCTGGGCATGAGCGATGCGCTTCGCCCGCGCTCTGGGGGAGCCGAACGGGGCGCCGCTCCGACCAAGCCACCCCGGCCCCAACCCCGGAGCGAGCGATAGATGGCGCTTCTCGAACGGATCCGCGAAGAGCGGCATGAGCTGCGCAACTCAATCGACTGGTGGCTGCAGAACTACCTGCTGCCAGCGGCCACGCAGTTCGGGTTTGATGGCCATACCTACATCGTCGGGAGCCAGCAGACGACCCAGGGCACGACCCTCACCCGCGAGGTGGCCACCACCCTGCCGGGCTACCTCGGCGCTCTGCGGACCAGCCCGCCGGCCTTCGCGGCCCAGATGGTGCGGGCGATGGTGCTCAGCCAGGCTCGGTTCACCTGGCGCAACGTGCTGGGCTCGCCGACCCCACGACGCACCTTCGGGACAACCGCGCTGGCGCTGCTGGAGAACCCCTGGCCCAATGGCACCACCGGTGAGCTGCTGTCGCGCATGGAGTGGCACGCCGGGCTGGCTGGAAACGCCTATGTCGTGCGGCAGGCGGGCAAGGCCCGGGGCGATATCGGCAGGCTCAAGGTGCTGCGTCCGGACTGGGTTGGCATCCTCTACGGCTCCCAGCGCGAGCCCGACGACCCCCTGGGCCAGATCGACGCCGAGATCGTCGGTTACGTCTACCAGCCGGGTGGCTTCATGGACAAGCGCGGCGAGCCGACCACGCTACTGCCCGAGGAGGTGGCGCACTGGACGCCGCTGCCGGACCCGATGTCTCCCGGCATCGGCATGAGCTGGATCACCCCGGGCCTCCGTGACATCCAGGGCGACCGCGCCTTCACCGAGCACAAGCTCGCCTTCCTCAGCAATGGGGCCACTCCCAACCTGGTGATCACGAATATCGCCGCTCAGACCAAGGAGCAGTTCGACGAGATCATCGACAAGATCGAGGAGCGGCATGTGGGCGTGGGCAACGCCTATCGCACGCTGTATCTCAACGGTGGCGCCGACGTCGAGGTGGTCGGCAAGGACCTGGAGCAGCTGGACTTCAAGGCGGTCCAGGGCGCCGGCGAGACTCGGGTCGCAATGCTCAGCAGGGTTCCGGCGGCGCTGCTGCAGATCTCCGAGGGATTGCAGGGGTCGAGCCTCAACGCCGGCAACTTCGGCATGGCCCGGCGCATCTTCGCCGACTCCTGGGTGTTCCCGGTGCTGCAGGACGTCTGCCGGGCACTGGCCCCGCTGGTGGCAGTGCCGCTCGACGCCGAACTCTGGTTCGACACGGCCGACATTCCGCTCCTGCGCGAGGACGAGAAGGATGCTGCCGAGATCGTGAGCTCCCAGGCCACCACCATCGGCAACCTGGTCAAGGAGGGCTTCGACGCGAAGTCAGCCATCAACGCCGTCATGGCCCGCGACATGACTCTGCTCAAGCACACCGGGATGGTCTCGGTGCAGTTGCAGCCGCCCGGGAGCGGCCTACCTGCCATCCAGCCGGCCAACGGAGTGCCGGTGTCTGCCAACGGAGGTTCATAGATGGAATCGCAGCGAGTTCTCCCGCAGTCTCGTGCCAGCCTGGCGCAGGCGGCTGCTCGGGCCACCAAGCTGCGCAGTGTCGCGCGCCGGCTCGCCAACGCAACTCAGGCCGGATACGATCAGCGTGCTCTGCAGCGGCGTGCCCGCCTGATCGACAAGCTCAACCGCGCTGCCAGCCAGCAGGACCAGGCGGCCGCCGGCGACCTTGACGAGGACCCCGGGCATTTGGCGGCCTCGGTCGACCAGATCCTCGACGAGGCGATCGACCACTTCCAGGCCGGGGAGCAGAAGCAGGGGGTCGACCTTGTTGTGGGAGCCGCGGCCTCAATCGATGCGCTGCTCGAGGCCCTGGGCGTCGAGGACTCCGACGAGGTTGAGAACCAGTTGAGCCGATCCTCCGCGGCCAGGGTGCGGCAGCGGAACAGCGACACTCCTGCAGTGCTGCCCGGCCCGGCGCACCTTGCCGAGATCCGCCAGGCATCAGGGCTGGTCGAGGCCGATGGCCACGTCCGCAAGGACCTGGTGCGCGCTCTTGACCTGGGTTTCCGTCAGGCCAGCGCCGGCAACGGGATGCCGATTCTGAGCGGGTTCTTCTCGGTCTACGACCAGTGGGCCGAGATCGACAGCTTCTGGGAGGGCACCTTCATGGAGACCTTCCAGCGGGGCTGCTTCGCGGCCCAGTTCGAGGAGTCTGACCAGATCCGCGTCCTCTTCCAGCACGGCCGCGACCCGATCTGCGGCTCCAAGCCGCTCGGTCCCATCACCATGCTCGAGGAGCAGGAGTATGGCGCCTACTACGAGGCCGAGTTGCTGGACACCAGCTACGTTTCGGACCTCCTGCCCGGGCTGCGAGCCAACCTCTACGGCGCCTCGATGCGCTTCAGCGTCATTCAGGAGCTGTGGAACGACCAGCCCAAGGCCAGCGACTACAACCCGCGCGGGCTACCCGAGCGCACGGTCCTCGAGGCCGGCGTGGCGGAGTTCGGCCCCGTCACCTTCCCCGCTTACGTCGGAGCAACCGCGGGCCTTCGCTCGCTCTCCGACTGGTACTACCTAGATCCGGCTGCTGAATCCAGCGTGGAGCTGAAGTTGGCTGGCCGAGTGACCCCTCCGCATGGGCCAGGGAACGGCACCGCGGTACCCAACCGATCAGCCATGCAGCAGGCGCGTGACCGCGCCCTGCGCCTTACAGGAGTCATTCGATGAAGACCAAGAAGCCCGCCGAGAAGGCGCCCCCCGCGGCCGACGAACGGACGGCCGACATTCCCCAGTCGCTCGAGGATCTGAAGGGCCAGACGCCCGAGGAGCTCCGCGACATCGTCACCGTGCTCGACGCGCATCTGCGCAGCCTGCACCAGACGGATGCCGGCGAACTGCGCGACCTCGCTGAGGAGGAGGAGGCCGCCTTCGACCTGGGCATGGAGATTCGCGAGAAGGCGATCGACATGCTCGACAAGCACGACAAGATCCGCCAGATCTTCAACCGCCAGCCGGCGGCCGTCGCGAAGGCGTTCAACAACATCCGTGGCGTTGATCCATCCACCGATATCACACGGATGACCGTGTCGGAAGCCCGTGACCACGCCCTGCGCATGCTGGACAGCTCGGGCTCGAGCCACCTCGAGGCTGACCAGAAGGACCAGGTGGAGAAGCAGGTGCGCAAGAGCACCGACATCGCCCGCCGCGTCCTGGTCACCGAGAACGAGGACTACCGCTCGGCGTGGGTCAAGATGATGACCCAGGGCCATCCCTTCCTCAGCGATGAGGAGAACCAGGCGATGCGGTCCTGGGAGGAGTACCGGGCGGCTTCTGAGGGCACCGGCTCAGCCGGTGGCTACGGAATCCCGGTGTTCATCGACCCCTCGATCATCCTGACCGCTCAGGGATCGGGCAACCCGTTTCTCGAGATCGCGCGCACGGTCGACGTCAACACGAACGCGTGGAAGGGCGTGACCTCAGCTGGTGTCAGCTGGTCATTCAACGCTGAGGGGTCGGCGGTCGCGGACAACGCGCCCACCCTCGCCCAGCCGACCGTGACCGTGTTCATGGCGCGCGGGTTCATCCCGTTCTCCATTGAGCTTGGCGAGGACTATCCGTCCTTCGCTGAGGAGATGGCGACCCTGCTCGCAGCGGGCTACGACGAGTTGCTGGTGGACAAGTTCTCCCGCGGCTCTGGTACCGGCGAGCCGATGGGAGTGCTGACGGAGCTCTCCGCCAACTCGGCGGTGCGCGTGCCGCTGGCCGCGGGCGGAACGGTCGGCGCGAGCGACCCCTACAACGTCTGGAGCAAGGTGCCCCAGCGGTTCCGGCGCAAGGCGTCGTGGCTGATGAGCGTCGACGTCAACAACGCCATCCGAGAGCTGGCGACGGCCAACGTGTACCACGCGCTGACCGTGACCCTGCCCGAGGAGTGGGCCGACACGCTGTTCAAGAAGCCGGTGTACGAGAGCCCGTACATGCCCGACCACACCACCAGCTCCACAGCGACATCGGGTCTGGCTGTGGTGGGTGACTTCTCGAACTACCTGATCGCCCGGCGCGGTGGGATGTCCACCGAACTGGTGCCGCAGCTGTTCGACGTCACCTTCAACCGCCCAACTGGGCAGCGCGGCTGGTTCGCGTATGCCCGTATTGGAGGCGGCCCCGTCAACGACAACGCCTTCCGCCTCCTCACCAACGCCTAACCCCATCCCCCTCCCGGGCCGGGGGCACGCCGCTCCCGGCCCACCAAATCCAAACAAGGAGTTTCCAATGACAAAAGCCCAGGACTCCGAGGAGGCGACGGTTCCCGCCGAGCCGACCCCACCGACGCCTGATCCATCCAGCGAGCCGGCGTCCGAGGAGAACCGGCTGGCCACCGACATTGCCGAGGCCCAGACCGCGGCCGGCGTCCCGCCAGAGGAAACCTCTGGTGATCGGACCCGGCTCACCGGAGAGCTGGAGATTGCTCGCCAGCACGCCCTTGCCGCAGAAGCAGCAGCCCGCGACGCTGCGACCGAGGCCGCCCTCGCCGCCGAACTCGAAGCGAAGGCGCTGGCCGAGCAGGCATGAAGATCGTCTTCGCCAACCGGACCTTCGTATACGGCCAGCGCCGCGTCGGCGCGGGGACGCACTGGCCCGCCGATGATCCGATCGTCAGGGCGTTCCCGCAGCACTTCACCGAGAATCCGGCTCCCGGCCTCCAGGTGAGCCAGGCGCTCACGGACGAGCAGCAGCAGGAGCTTGGAAACGCCGCCAACGTCCAGGTCTACGAAGCCGCCACCAGGGAGCCCGGCGAGAAGAGGAATACCCGCCCCCGCGTGGAGAGCCGTGGCTGACAACAAGAACGGGACGAGCCGCGCCACCGCTGATGCGGTGACGATGGCTTTCGTCCACCAGTCGCGGGACAGCCACAGCTGGCATCACAGCATGATGGAGTTGATCGGCTTCGACGCTGCCCACCACGGCCGGCTGATGCGAGGCGGCTACGTCTCGATGCGCGGCGGCACCGATGGGCTCTCGGAGGCTCGCAACAAGGGCATCGTGGAATTCCTCGGCGACGAGCACCTGAGAGATGTCGAATGGCTGCTCTGGATTGACACCGACATGGGCTTCGCACCTGACAGCCTGGAGCGGCTGATGGAGGTTGCCGACGCCGACCAGCGTCCCATCGTCGGCGGCCTGTGCTTCGTGCAGCTCGAGCCGGACCCCGACGGCATGGGCGGGTTCAGCACCCGGGCGGCGCCAACGGTCTACGACTGGAGCCACGACGGCGACAAGCAGGGGTTCGGCGTGCGGTGGGACTATCCCGTGAACGCGCTGACGCAGTGCGATGGCACGGGGTCCGCCTTCGTCCTGATCCATCGCCGCGTGCTCGAGGTCATGGCCCACAAGCTCGGCGCCGTCTGGTACGACCGGGCGCCCAACCCGACCACCAAGAAGATGATCGGCGAGGATCTGAGCTTCTGTCTCCGAGCGCGCAGCCTGGGCATCCCGGTGCATATCCATACCGGGGTGCGGACGACCCACCACAAGGAGATCTGGCTCGGCGAGGATCGCTACTGGGCCGAGCGGGCAATGGTTCCGACCGAGACCGTGGTGAAGCCCACCGCGGTGATCGTGCCGACGATCAATCGGCCGTCGGCGGCGCTGCCCTTCATGCAGAGCCTGCGCGAGACCACCGGCCTGGCCAAGGCCTACGCGGTGGTCAAGGAGGGCGACATATCAGCGCAGGCCTGGGAGGACGCTGGCGCGACAGTGCTGCTGTGTCCCGATGAGGGCTTCGCGGTGAAGTGCAATTACGGATTCGCGCGCACGACCGAGCCCTGGCTCCTCTTCACCGGTGATGACGTGCGCTTCTGGCCGGGCTGGCTGGAGCAGGCCCAGGATGTCGCCCGGACCCACGGTGCCCATGTTGTCGGCACCAACGACCTCGGCAATCCCCGCGTCCTATCGGGCGAGCACGCCACCCACTGGCTCGCGTCGCGCAGCTACATCGCCGAGTACGGCGCGAGCTGGGATGGCCCCGGCACCGTCTGCCATGAAGGGTATGAGCACTGGTGCGTCGACGACGAGGTGGTCGCGGTGTCGCGGCAGCGTGGCGTCTATGCCCACGCGCTGGGTTCGCGGGTCGAGCATCTGCACCCGTTGTGGGGCAAGGGCGACGAGACGTCAAACCCGCCGCCCAGCGAAGCGTCGATTGAGCATGATCGAAAGCTCTTCTTGCGGCGCCTCCAGCAGAGCATTGGCGAGCCGGCGGCAGTCCGCAAGATGGTCGAGGTCTGACGATGCGCGCGGGCATGGTCTTGGTCACCCCCCCCGCCGCGGAGCCGGTGACCCTGGTGCAGGCCAAGGCGCATCTGCGCGTCGACATCACCGACGACGATACGAAGATCACCGACCTCATCAGCTCGGCCCGTCAGCACATCGAAGCTCTGGCCAACCTGGCGCTACTTACACAGACGTGGGATCAGGTCATGGACGACTTCCCCTATCCCAACTATCCGATCGAGCTGAACCGCTGGCCGGTGCAGTCGATCACGAGCATCAAGTACACCAGCGCCGCCAACATCACCACGGTCTGGCCTTCGACG